TTTGCCACTGGAATTACCACTGCTGTACCGTTTATATCTTGTAGCTTGAATATACTGTTTCTACAAAATATAAAAAGTTCATTACGGAAGCTTTTAATTCCTACTATCTGGTCTGATAAGGTTATAGAACCTGAACCAGTACCATTAAAAGTTGTAGGGTCTAATAATGTACTATAATAAACCGTACTAAGATTATCTTCAACACCTGCAACAATTAAATGTTTATCGTGTATTTCAGAGTATGTTGCAAACTTAGTACTTGTTACAGTAATTTCACCACCAAAGTATGTTCTAGTATTAATGTTAGAGCCTGTACCTTCCATTCTAAAGTAGTAAGGTTCGTTAGCTCCATCACAAATTATTAGTAGCCCATAATCATATGTAGGTCCTTCAAACAAAGAAAAGCTAATCTTGCCTTGTCCTGTTCTAGTAAGCGTACTACGACCTGTAAAGGCTGAGTAGTTATCTCCACTAGCATCTACAGAACTTCTACTTATGTTTAACCAACTTGTGCCGTCTTGACTAAAATAAATTCCAGTCGAAGCACAAGCTACAACACCATCTCCATAAGGTATTACCCCATGAATAGTATCAGCACTACCGCTTACTAATGCAGCACTACCAGACCCTAATTTACTATAACCATTAATACGTCTATAACCACCCTCGATAGAGACTTCAAAGTTTCTAAGGTCTGTAGCTACACCGGGAGTTTTAAGTAAGTCAATCTGATTAGAAGCTTTGACTAAACCACCGGCACATGCAACTGTATAAGGTTGTGATGTTGCCATAAATTAAAAGTATCTTCTGTCGTCTGTCATAGCACGAGGAGTAGGATTAATCAAATTAGATTTCATACGTCTCATAGCTTTTTTATAATCATCCATTGCAAACGCTGCTTGTTGTGGAGATTCTTTAAACTGCCATACATAGTATCTTGTTTTAGCAGTTATGACATTTGTATATTGTTCTGGAAATACAACTGTATCTCCATGTGCTGATAAAGCTGTAGGTTTTTCAAATGCATAAAAATGTATGTTATACACTTTATCAGGAAGTGGGCTTAAACCAAACTTTCTATTATCTGGTGATTTAATTACAAATCTTGGCTCACCATATGTTTGAGCATTTGCATCGTCTTCGTTTTCGCTGTCTCTATAATATCTTTTCCAATCAGTTAAGCTTAAAAACTTTAATCCTTTTGAGACATAAGGAGCTGATTCACCACTAACACTAATAGTGGTTAAATAAAAATCATCCCAGTCTATTGAAGCGTAATCGTCTTGAACGCTTGAGCTACTTGCTTTTAACTCGTACCATCTAGTACCAGCTACTGTTGCTACGGTCACGTTTCCATAGAAGGGGTCAGTTGCACCACTTTCGCCTACTGCAAAAAATGGTAACTGGGGTTCTTCATTTGCTATATCGAATATAGACTTGTTAATGGCATCCTTGACAAACTGCTGAAGTCCTACAGCACTTGAAAAGTTTGCAGAAGTTAATGGTATTTCATTAAGTTCTCTAAGTACTTCATTGGTTAAATCTAAGTATGTTGTTGCCATTTATAATCCTTAAAAAGAGGAGGAGTCCGAAGACTCCCCCAAGTTGACATTAGTCAATGCCGTAGAAAGCACCTACAATTGCTTCGTCTCTAAGTACTTTCGCACCATAGACATGCAATCCTCTAACGATATCACCGAAAGAACTAGGGTCTCTAAGGACCTCAGTTGATGTTATCGATTGAGCAGTAGCTGTAGATGAAATATGTCCAGCCAAACATTTACCAGCAGCATTAGATGTTGCAGCAATATTGTTTGATTTATACATACTAAATCCACGAAGTTTTCCACTTGATACTAAACCATTTCTGATTGAGCCTTGTCCACCATTGTAGTCTACTGACAACAATTTAGAACTAGATTGTCCTAGAACTTCGTAGAAGTCAGGACTTGCAACAAACCAACGACCTTCTTCAGGTACGTTCTGTTCATCTAATAGTCTTGACATTCTAGCCATAAGGTCTAGTGGGTCTGTTTCAGAACCACCACTTCCTAAGTCAGCAGCACCAGAGCCATCAAAGACTCCTGCTCCTAAATCAGTAGCACTATCAGCACCTAACACGTGGTTTGGTGAAGAAGCAGACAAACCAGCAAACATAACAGCTAAAACAGCAGCATCATATGAATCTTTCAATGCATATGCAGCAGAGCTTGAAGCTACTTCTTTGAAGTTGACGTGTGACATTTTAGTCTCAATATCATCTACGATGAATTTGAAAGCTTTAGCACTATCAACAACAAGAGTAGTCTCTTGGTCTGTTAGTTTTGTGGCAGTAGTATCGCTACCTCTTGTGTAATCTGACACAGAGATAACGGGTTCTTTGATAATCTTTACAGAGTCTCCGTAAGCAGTAATCTCACCAGCATAGTCGGTGTTAGTAATAGCTTCGATAACAGACGATTTTCTAAAGAAGTTTAGAACCTTTTTAGAGTAAACCGAAGGTAAAAAGAAACTATTAGTCTGTCCTGCAACAGAGTTTGCAAAGTTAGCATCGGTATCAGTTCCGGGTTCAAAATATTGAGCCATGTGATATTCTCCTAAGTTTGTAAATTAATAGTTAATTATTTTGCAATCCTGCCTTTTTGCATAGCATCACTTATTTCAGCTTCGTGCTTATCAAATTCAGCCATAGACATTTTTGCAATTTCCCTTTCAGACCAAACTTTCTCTTGCTGTGGTTCTACACTAGTTGTTTTAGTGGAAACCATATCAGCAGCAGATTTCTTGGTCTGTTTAGAACGTGACTTCTTCGGTGCAACATCCATACCAATATCTTTCTTAAACAAATCTAAAGCTCTTGAAGCTAGATCAGCATCGTCAGCGTTGTTGTATACCCAATCTTGGATAGACTTGGGCTGCTCTTTAGCCCAATTATGAAAATCATCGCTGTTGCGAATATCTTCAAAATCAGGATGCTTATCCGTCAATCGCTTTTCAGCATCTTTACGAACTAACTCTGTCTCACGTTCTTGTAGTCTTTGAATCTTTTCTTTTAAATCTTTAGATTGCTCTTCCGATTGTAAATGAGAAACAGTTTCTACAACTTCGTAAACATCAGGATACTCTGTTTTAAACTTTTCAAGTTCTTCTGGAGATTTAGGAGCTTTGTAGCTTTGTCTGTTTTGAGCAGCTTCTTCTAGTAACTCTTGTTCTCTAGACTTAAATTCATTTAACTTAGAGTCATAATGCTTTTTCAAGTCATCATAGCGTTTCTTATAGTCTGGTCGCTTGTAAGGTTCGTCCTTTGGAGTCTCCTCTTTAGCTACCTGTTCTACAGGTTCTTCTATGTCAGCTTCCTTTTTTGCTTTGGGCTTTTCGAAAAAAACTCCGTCTGCATCTTGGAAACCTATTTCGTCTTCTTTATGCCATGATTTGTTCATGTTGTAAGGATTGGCATTTTCCTCTTGTACTTCTGTAGTCATATTCTTCTCCTACGGGGGCTTCGTTCACAAGGTAGCTCTATGTCGACTAGAGGGCTTGTATGTAAAGGTAGCCTTTCGGTTTATAAAATGATAGGGTGCTTATGACATAAGGTAGCCCTACCGTTAAGTTTGTTTAGCTTTGGACGTGTCTTCCAGTTCGGTTGTCAAGCATCATTTTAGATTTAATACTTTTAGATATCTCATCTTCATCTAATAATCCTTTACCACCGTTATCTACAGTAGTTTTCACTACTCTAATGTCCTGTTTAGATGCAGGTTTTTCAACCTCCATTTCAACAGTTTCTTCTTCTTCAGGTTGACCACCTTCAGCTAAACCTTGTCTATCATCTGCTTTCATTTCTGCATCTTTCATCATCGCCATTAAATTATCAGCTCCGATTTCGTCTACAGCTTTAGCAGTAAAGACAAATTCTCCGTCAGATAACCTTGCGGGTATACTGTCAGAGACTCCTGAACCCGGTCCTTCAACAGGACCAGACCCAGCAAATTCTTGAGCAACGTCTACAACTTTATCAAATATAATTGATAGTCTTTCGTTGCCCTGTAATATATTCATTAAAAAATCTTCTTCTTCTTCGTCAAGAGCTTCATCAAGTATGAAGTCTAGATATTCATCTTCCATTGTTTCGTCTGACTCCATAGGAGTTTCTGGAAGCATATCTTGTTCTTGCTCTTCAGGAAGAGAAACTGGTTCATCCATCATTTGTTCGTATTCTTCGTGTGTAGCACCGGGCATCTCTGTGCCATCGGGCATTGTATGAGTAGGCATATCATCTTCTAATAACGAACCTTTTGCTAAACCTTTACGTTTTTGGTATCCACCCATATGATTACCCTTTCTCATTTCTTCGTAAGATTCTTCTCCTAACTCAGTTTTAACTTCAACAATACGTTCATCAATTTCATTAATTTCAGCATTTAATTTTTCAGCTTCACGTTCATTGTTATTTTTAATAGCATCATCATAATCTCGCATTTTTTGTTTTGCTGCTACTTCTAAACCGATTATTAATGTTCTAGGGTTTTTGTTTAAACCTTCGATAGTTTCTTTTGTTAATAAACTCATGTTTCTTCTTTCCTATTAATTGCTTCCTTAACCTGCTCCGGCAACTGCTCTAGGCGTACCAGAGAATTGATCTTCCCCTGCAACCGGAACATTTCCGATTCCGATGTTGCCACCGCCAGTGCCTGTAGGTCCAAGGTCTTGAGGTTGTGCAGGTGTTCCTGCAAGACTTCCCATACCCCCGGGTTGTTGACTATTGGGTTGAGCTTCTTCGCCAGTTGTTTGTCCAACATTTTGCATTCCTATAATTTGTGCCATGATAGCTGCTTCTTCAGGGTCGTTTAAAACCTCATCTGGGTCTAAGTCTAAGCTATAAGCAAGTTCACTAATTAGTTTAGAAATCTTAACAAATGGAGCAACAGCAGGATTTTGTACAGTTTGTAAGAATGTAGTTAGTCTTTGACTTCGTACTTCTTTCTGCATCAAGCTGTTTGTTCCAGTAGCTTTAACTTCTAAATCACCTTTGACATCTAGACCACCTTCAAAGAACTGCATGTTCCATTGAAAGAAAGCTTCTCCCAGAGGTCTTAATAAAAAGTCATCAAGGTTTTTAACAACTGTTTTAATATTTAAACTTGATGCACCTAATAACATAGACATACCTGAAGCAGTCCTTGTCATACTTTGTACACCTGTTTGTCCGTGTGAATAACTAGGTATACCAGTTTGTTCGTCTGCAAGTTGTCTAAACTTGTCAAACATCATCATGTTTTCTGGTGCTGTGTTAGGAAACTTTAAACCATGTATAGCTTGTCCGGGCATACCAGCTTGTCTTCTGAATATCTTACCCGGATATATTTCCATAGATTGCCCACCAACTAAAGCAGACTCATCTACATCAAACACCAAAGACCCAGCCATTGCTAGGTTATCTACAGCCATACGTGCATGACCATTCATAATCTGTTGGCTATCATCCATGTTCTCAGCCACACCAATACCGAAGAAGTTATAAGGATTTCTTTCGTATGGGAAAGCGTGGTATGGTAATCTATAAGGAGTAAATGGATTGACCACTGCTCTTAATAAACTATTACCACATACCCAAGCATTAACTTGAACTTCA